TGGAATAGCGCCACTGTCTGCCGTATACACTGCTGGACCTTCATTTGTAATAGATACGACTGCGCTGTCTTTTGTGCGCGGCCTGATCCCTGTCACTATACAGCGCATGGTTTCGCTTTCGTGCTCACCAAATTCAAACAGGTCGCCGACTGCCGGGTAAGGATCCGAGGTTGTATCAATCGGTGTTGAGAATTCAAGCGTTGTCTGTGCGCCTGCATTTGTCACGATTTGCTCGGAAACAATATAGGTGTTATCTTCGAGTCTGATCGTCACGCCGTAATCTGTACCGCCTGCCATTGTGCAAGTTTCATCGACTACAATATGCGTCATGTCAGTGCCTGAAAGAGTAACAGCTGTAACCCGTCCCGATTTCAAACCGACCAGAATAGCATCGTTCGCAAGCAGCACAAGGTTTCCGCGCCCATCGATCAGTATCCTTTCAAAATCCATATTAACTGTAAAAGTCTCAGGCCGGTGCTCCATGACCGCAAGCCTGTACATACCTTCTTTCCAGACAAGATCGGGGTCAGTTATGCCGAGCAGCCGGATTGTTTCAAATTCTGTTGTGTTGTTTTTGTTGTATCCGGAAGTGTAAACTATTCGCTCATCCCATGTATATTCAGCATCCTCATTTACAAACTGCAGCCGAAAAGCCTGTGGCTGTTTGATATATGATTTGTGCCCTCGTAAACCCCACGAATTCCGGGTTGTTATCATCTGTTTAACTGTGCTTTGTAAAGTATCTTCTACGATTGAAAGCTTGCCGTCTAGTAGGGAATAGCTGCCACGGCCTGACCCTGCTGTGTCGTCCATGATCTGCCTGAGTGTTGTTTCAGCATCAAGCACAAAATCAAAATAACGGCTTGCAGTATCGCAATTAGTTGCCCAGGTGTTCAGCGCTGAAATTGATAATCGGGTGTCAAGTAGCGGGTTCAGCGTTGCCTTGCCCCTAGCCATGTCAACATAAGCCCAAGCAGGGTTACGGGTTTTTGTCAGTTTCCAAATATAAATTGTGTCGCCTGCCGCTTCATTTGCAACTGTTACAAGGTTTGAAAATGTCGCAGCGAAAGCCCCTATCGTTGCAACTTTCGCCATAACCGCGCTTGCGTCCCGCCTGTAATTATAATTGTTATCATTGTCAGTAAATCCCGAAACCTGAATGTAATCACCTACGTCAAGCAGGGTGTCGAGGTTTGTCCCTGAACTCGTCCAGCCATTTGTTGCAGCCACCGCGGTAATGTCTGTGTACTGTCCGAGATAGACAGGAATATACGATTCCGCAACACAGCTGAGAGTGTCAATTATGCCGTTCAGTTGATCTGTGGCTTTTATCCTGACTTCTATCATTGACATTCCGTCGATTGCGATAGGCGCCGAATCTGCAATAGATTTCAGCGCAAAAAAATAAAAAGTGTCATACCCGCCGCTATCAGCCGTCACCCTTGTGACTTTCACATCGTATTGATTTTCTGCCACATCCCAGGAATGATTGCGCCATACAACTGAGCTGCTTTCCTCTGTAACCGTTAGAGTCGTAGCGGTTGACCAGCTTCCAGCGTCTTTTACAGAATATTCAATTTTTATTTGCACGGTCATTTGTGAGCTTCTGCCCTCTGCAGAAAGTGCAAACAAGCCGCCCTTAAAACACACATCAACCGAAAGCCTGGTTGTGGCTGTTTCGCTCGTCCTGGTTACCGGCGTGGCTTGAACTACTATCGCATCGACTGCCGTTGTATGTATATCATTTGTGTAGATCGAAAGGTCGGAATCGTCTGGAAAACCCTCTTTAATATTGTGCGTTACATCGGAGTAACTAGCGATTGCAGTTTCTCCGATTTTAATTTCAGAAACATCAATCGGGCCATAACCCAAAACAAAAAGCTGCCTGAAATATATATCATTTCCAACTATTTCGGAATACGGTTCGGCTCCAGGCGCGGGAAACAGTTTGTGCTTTCCATAAATAACTGGATAAACCCCGTTCGGGTTCGGCGTGTTTCTGAAACGCGTTATTGTGTAGGATCTGCTTTCAGGATCTGTGCTTTCTGTTAATCGGTTAGTGCGATTCTGCCTCTGAGGTGCAATCAGTGCTTGGCTCATCATTGCAGCGATTGCAGTTGTTGCAACGCCTTTTGCAATTGATCCGCCAGCCCACAACTCGAAATGTCCGCCCATGATCGGGCCTGCAATCCAGGACGCGGTTGCCAGAATTGCAATAGTTGTGAGCGTTGTTCTAATGCTTTTCCCGTCGTCACCACCGCCGAGCGGGATTGATACAATGTTTAAAGTGCTCCCTTCGTGTGGGTATACAGCCTCGAATCGTTCAGGGGAAATCATGCACCCGCCGAGTTCCACCCAGCCGCTAAAATCTGTTATTCCAAGACTCTCGAAAATCCCTTTGATATTTGGATCGTCTAAAGTCGAAAGGTCAACTTTTCTCAGTTCTGCCCTGCCCTGAAATGCCACGGCTTGCAGTTTTATGGTTACAAATTGTTTTTTAATCATGTTAGTCAGGCCTGTAAAACCCCTGTACCCTGTTCAGCCACAACGGGCCGGTGTAGCGTTCAACACAAACCCCTGACCCCTTCCACATATGCGCAAAATCATTACTGTTTAGCATGATTCCAACATGAGAATTAAACCCGCATATTCTGAAAAGAATTACATCACCTGGTTCCGGCGTTTCTACTATTTTGAACTGCATAGAATTTTTAATCATCAGCGTTTCAAGTTCTGCTCGGTTTTCGACTGAATTGTACTTCTCACTTAAAAGCGGGAAATCTTTGTTAAACACAGCCTTAGCAACCAAGCGAATAAAGCCCCAGCAGTCGGCCCCGTGCATGTCCCTGCCGCCTGTTTTCCAGGGCACGCGATAAAAATGATCTGGAATTGTTTTAATAATCATCCGAATAACCCTGGCTGATTTTGCGCTGTCTGCCGATCTTTTGGAAATTTATCATTCATAAAGTCTTCAAAAGCGAGGCGTCCGGACACTTGATAACGGTCATAGTCAATATCAGTAACTATGAACTCGTAAGGTCCGCGCTCGGTAACGTCTGGTGTGTCATGCAAAGCCTCATTGACTGTCGCGGTCATTTGGCTCAGTCCGGACAGGGTGCGAATCTGGGTCACCATTGCCCGATTAATATTATCAATTGTCAGTTTACAAAAAGGACTTTTCCCTGGCATGTCTTCGGGAAACTGCACATCAAAATTATACCCTGTGTATACATCTCCGAGTCTGGTCACATCTTCTTTATTGTTAACAAACCGCAAAGGCGTGCCGATATCGGCGTGAGATATTTCTACGAAATGAAGTAATACTTTAGTCGTCTGCTGTGCTGTTGCGGCTGCTTTGAAAGGTGCTGATAATGGCATATTACACCGCCGTCAATCGGTCTAAAACAACGCTGTAAAGCCAGCAATCACCGCCCAGGTGTTTGATCAACTTCGGGGGTGCCGCAAACTGCCAATTGTAACTCGTCCCTGAAATAGGATCATCCCAGGTAAAAGTATCAGTTCCAAAAGTCAAAGTTGTGTCGTAAAAGGTGTTCAGATATCCTACAATTGTACTGCTCAAAAGCAAATAAGACATTGTGTAGCGTTTGAACGCTAACGAAGACATGGCCCGCACTTTCGGCGGCCCTGTGTCCATTCTGGATCGTAGCACAACATCGTCGGGAGCAATGAGCAAACCGTCGCGCTGTGGTTTTTGCGGAAGTGTTACGGGCCATATTGCCATTGATTACCCCCCGCCTTGCGGCATAACTCCAAAATTATTTAACATCACGCCGTTAAATTCTCCGGCGTTCATTGCACCTTTTACCTCTTCGATTACTACGCGGATTATTTCGCCGCTCTGGTTTTTCTGTTTCGACACTTTCAACGGCGCTGCATCTTCCCCACGCTTGTCTATGATCTGTACAGAGGTTGAGTTGCGCGAACTTGCTAAACTTTTATTCTGTGTAGGCCGCATAGTTTCGCCTATTTTTACGCTGTCTGTATTTGACACGCTAGAAGTTCCGCCACCAGCGGACCGCCCGAAAAGGCTAGTAAAAATATTACTGAAACCACCGCCCAGGCTATCAAATATAGGTTTTGTAATTTCTGCCTGAATTTTAAGCCGCAGTAAATCCTTTAACATGTTGTCGATAAAATCTTGCCATCCTTTGCCGACATTCA